GTACGTTGAAGGCTTCGAGAACTTGGTTGAAATCTATGGGGAAAACGAGAAGACGATTGGTGCCTTAACAATTAACACGGTCCAGTAGTTTACGCTTCCGTCAAATTCTTATAACGTAATAACTCAATTTCAATGTGGGGCGCTGCGCGGCGCTGGGGAAAATTTAATGAATGAGCTAACCTATTATGTCGAGGACTCTATTGAGGGCCTCGAACCTAATTGCGGGTCTGACCCCGTACTTGCCAAGATTCTTATTGAGACACTCGAAAACAAAGAGGAACAATTTAAAGCGATAAGCTCTGACGGTTCGCTCTTTCTTTTCAACGGTATCTACTGGGACCGTGTTAAGCACAACGACCTAATCAGCATGTCGCTTCTCTTTGATGGCCTATGGCTTCCTGGCGAAAAGCCGAAGCGCCTGACTGTCAACCTAACAAAAGCCAAAGCGATAGCAGAAACGACTTTGCTTATTCACGATAAAAAGCATGACGGTATGCTTGATGAAGTGCCCGCTGGCGTCGCTGCTCTTGATGGATTCTGGACAGTGGACGAACACGGCTGTGAACTCTTGGAGCACTCGCCGGATAACTTATGCACCTGGTCCTATGACTTTGAACTCAGTCAGGACAGGCCTGTTAGGTGGCTTCAGTTCCTCGATTCCCTCTGGAAGAATGACGCTGACAAAGAGGATAAAATCGAAGCACTGCGGGAATGGGTTGGCTGTGCTCTAATCGGTAAAGGCGTTGACTTTGCCCGGGCGAGTCTCTTTCTCGGGTCAGGCGGGAACGGAAAATCGATGCTGTGCCGAGCGGTCGAGTCTCTTTTTCCAGACGATCAAGTGACAAGCGCAAGCCCTAAGCAGTGGGATAGCGATTACACGATTGCAACGTTGCGGGATAGCCGCCTGAACGTTGTTGCAGAGCTGCCTGAATATAAGGCGCTTGAAGCTTCTGATATGTTTAAGTCGGTCATTGCTGGCGATAGAATCTCAGGGCGCATCATCTATCAGCCGCCTTTTACATTTACTCCAAGAGCTTCACACCTGTTCTCTGCCAACAATCTGCCAAGCATCCCTGACACAAGCTCGGGATTCTTTCGGCGCTTCCTTGTCTTGTCGTTCAACCGAAGCTTTACAAGCGACTATGCACTTGAGCGTAGAAGCCAAGACGACATCATGGATGACATTGATAAAGAGCGCCCTGCTATCGTCTACTGGGCATTAGAGGGAGCATCGAAGTTATTACGGCGCGGTGAGTACACGCTACCTGCATCGCATACTAATCTTATTGAGCAGTGGCACCAAGACAGCGACCCCGTTAAGGATTTTATCTTGTCGTGCTGCGGTCCCGGTGAAAGCCCGCTGGCTGACATCTATGACGATTTTAAAGAGTTCTGTTTGTCTACGGGGAGAAAGCACGGAAGCAATAAGTCGCTGGCTAAAAAGCTGCGCCTGCACGGCTACGCGCCCCGGAGAGTTACCGGCGGCACTGCCTTCAATCTTCTGGTTAAAGTGAAAAGTGAGTGGAGCGATTACAACTCCACCCCATTCTAATCGATGTCAATCGTCCAGGCTTTTGGCGGAATGCTGCAAAGCTCCTGAAACTTTACCGCAAGCTCTAAGCTCGGCTTATATCTTCCCGCTAAAATCCGGCACAAGTGCTGCGGATTAGTGTCCACCATATAACTAATCTCATTCTGATTCTTGTCGTTCTTCTTCATGTAAAGCCGAAGTTTCTTTACCCCGTTGTTCGTCGTTTTCTTTGTCATAACCTAACCTCTCTATTAATTCTTTAGCTTCTTCAAAGCCGTGGCAGACCTCCGCCCGCCATCCAGCAGCACGAAGATCTCTTATCCATGCTTTTTGCTCGTCGCTTACTCGACCACCTTTTTGGCGCTTGAGTTCAATCGCACAACCTGAATACGATAATTCTCGCCCGTCCTCCGTGACCGTACATTTATTGAAGACGAGTGCATCGGGTACGCCCTTGCGTAAACCTTGGGAACGGAGTTGAGCCCCTTTGATTTGGGCTCCCTTGCCATATCCTCCGTGTCCTTCGTTTGGGACGTGACACCACAAAAGGCCGAGCCCATCGAGATACTTGGCGAGTCTAACCTGCTCTTCTCTTTCGAGAGGGACGTCGGAAGGTGCTCGCCGTTTTCGTTTTGGTCCTGACTCTTTCCAGGCTTCCTGGAGTCCTTTTTTATTCTTGTCGCTTTTTGCATAAAATTTACCTATTGCTTTCATAATTCTATCACGATGTTCGTCGGACATTGACACCTCCATCAATTAAGTGGTAAAGTATTACTGTCCTTCAGCATCGTCTTGATGCGGTTGGGTTAGCTCGAAGGGGCCAAGGCGTTAAAACCTTGGCCCCTTTTTCGTTAGTACCTTCCAGTGCCATCATAGTCCTGCGGATAATCATCATCCGGTTCGTCTGGCTCAACGAAATCATCGGCGGCCTTCTGCTTCATGTCATCAATAAAATCACTGAGGTCGCCGTCTTTAACGTATTGCTCGACTGCTTCAATAACAGACAACCCGATGTCCTTGGCAAAGCCCTCTTTGTTGTCTTTGCTGTCTTTGATTGCCGCGCCGACTGTTCGTAAAACGGTATCGATGGCCTCGATCACGTTGTCATCCTCAACCAAATAGTCGAGGTCGCCGAGTCGCCAGTCAACCCATTCGCCATCTGTTGGCTCTGGCTCATCGTAATCTGGCGGTGAGAGAGGTGGTTCTTTTGCCATTGGTTAGCTCCTAATGATATCGCGAAACGGACCAAACGATTCGTTCCACTTCTGCCGTGCCGAGAGGCGGCTGGCATTTGTTGTTGTTGATGGCCAGTAATATGGCCGAAACTTCTTCGACTGTGTGCCCTCGCTTAAAGAGCTTACCGCATAGAGATGTTAGCGTGTTGTTGCGGTATTCTGGAATCGCCGGGATGTTATCGATATCTACCGGCTCCGTGCTTGATGCTGCGACTGTCTGAATGCGCGGCTTGTCATCTTTGGCAATCTTGAGCAGCCACTTCGGAAACTTCTGCAATTTGTACCTAGTAGGGCAGCGGTCAAAGGCGTATCGCTTGCCTGATATGTGCATCGACGGCGGGAGAATGACATGCCCGCCCCGGCTTCTAATATCAAGACCTGGTTTCATCCCCACAAGATTCTTGACCTCCACGCCTTGGAAGAACAGATGCCACCCACCGCCCCCTGTGCGTGCCCTGGGGGTCGTTCTAAGATATGCAGCCCTATCTTTATCCAGAAGGCTTTCAAGGCTCTGACGGCCCTTCTCGCCGTCTATGTCGAGCACTGTAATGTTCCCACAGGCAAGGGCAAGGTTAAGGTGCGCATTGCGTGCGCACCATGCCTTAATTTGTTCTGGGTCAAGGCTCGCATCTTTCCACCCTCGCCGAGTATCTGGATGTTTGCCGGGAGATGAGCACTCCGGTCCACGGCGGCACGTACACACGCCGTCAATAATCCCATGCGCGGGGAATATCGGCCAACCATTGTTAGCAAACCAGAGCGCCCATCCAAGCATCACTCAACTCCTGCCATGTCCTCGCCGGGAGGCGCTGGGACTTCAGCGGAGCAAGTAACCATAGGCTCCAAGCCTTGGGGGTACTGACCACGGGAGACCTGTTTAAATGTCTCGCGCAGCTCTTTCTGCATATCCTCAGTAAACTGGAGAGGGTCATCAATGCCTAAGTGAGTGAGAAGCTGCGCATCAGAAATGCCAGCCTCCGAAAAAGACTGGGCAACTTTAGCCATAGCCTTCTTATTCGCCGCTGCGGTGCGGGCCTTCTTGGGCTTGTCTTCTTTCTTGGGCGGCATCAAGACAGCCTTGACTTCTACCGGGGCCTCTACCTGCTGAACGCGAACAGGCTCATCGTTGTAGTCCCTGACTTCTTCAGCAGGAAGAAACCCCTTCAATGCATCAGAGAATGAATCACGCAAAGCAAACGCTCGCGCCCTCATTTGTAACATTCTCTCAGGGTATTGGGACCACGGCCCTTTGTTTCCCCATAGGTTTGCCCGCTTCGCCTGTGCTACACTAAATCTCTGCGTTGTTTCTTCAATCCCACCATGCACTGCCCGCTTAATGCGGCAATAAGCAGTTGCCTCTGGCGTACCTGCATCCTCTAGCCACTCCTTGATGCCTGCATATGCAGGGTGCCCTTGGCAAATAGCCAGTAAGCCATCGCCCCAGATCGTGGCCTTGCCCCGAATGACTGCAATGTTTTGCAGCGCCTGCATGGGACTCAAGCCAACATCTGCACCCATGATAACTGCTGCAACAATGTCATCAGGCTTACCTTGATAAGCTTGGGGTATAATCTGCGTCGTTGAAACCATCTTAGCAAACTCAATTAATTCACCAAAACCGCTAGGGTTAAATTGTGTTAATGCTGTCATCTTAATCCTCCAAGCCTTTAAAATTAGAGCGCATCGTGCGCTTGCCGCGTTTGTTTGCTGCATAAGTAAACTTGGCACCGCCCTCAAAGTCGATACCCTTGCATTCGCCAACCTCTTGAATGAGTTGATTCTCAATCTCCTTTTTGCGCGTGCTCATTGTATCAATCTTCAGATTGAGGTCCCGAAGCTCCTTAAAGAGTACAACTTGTTCGTTAGTGCATTCCTTCAAGTGATGACGGGTTTCCTCAAGCCTAGAGAGGTTTCTGCGACACGCGGAAGTTTTATCGATTGGAGGGGTTTCGTCGCCGTCTACGAATCGCTTCCAAAACTCAATTGCAGATTTCACCAAGAAGTTAAAACGCTCCTCATCTGCCTGCACAATGTAAATGTCTGGGAAATCCCCAGCCCAAAACTGCACCGCCAAAACGCAGTGAGGGGCACCCGTGAGCCCGCAATGCCATATGCACTGATCGCGGTAACCTTCATTGACATCGTCAGACCACTCTTCACCGTAGTGGTCTCTGTCTGCGCTGTAGGCTGTTTTTGTCTCAACAACATACAAGGGCTTGCGGTGCCGTGTGCTCTCCACCGCAATGAAGTCGGGGGTATCCCGAAGCCTTACACCGTCAATCTCTTTGGTGTAAGTTTTACCCGGCTTAAGGGTTACGTCGATCCCATAATCGGCAAGCTTGAGCCTTGTTAGTTCGCCCAGTGCTGGCTCCATCACGAGGCCGACCACCATGTTGGGCTTTACCTTGTCCACATAGTTTTCATCCGTCTTTGCAATATGAACGTCATGCGGGCCACGCTGAGAGCACGTCCCCACAATTGACTTGATGTCGCTGGAACCTATACAGTTACGGCGCGACCAGTATTCTGCCTCTGTTATTTGTTCTTCTGTCTTTACTGCTTCCATAAAAAAATCTCCTTTTGGATTAGCTGATAACTTGACGCTACCATCATATTGATGCTAGTGTCAACAGGCATTCAACAAACAAGGAGCTAACCCATGAAATTAACTGATTGCGAATTTAAAAGACTTCAGCGAGTTCAAAACTTTTTTCCTCGAATCGACATCATAACAATAGTCTTTATGGGGATGAAACGAGAGCATGCCCTTCGGCACCTGGAGCGTTACGAAAAACGAGCCGCTTTAATTAAATAATAAATAACAACACGGGGTCGGAAACGGCCCCACACTTTTGGAGAAAAAAACATGGCAGAACAAAAACAACGTTGGGAAAAGTTAGCAGCGCTGTGGAAGGGCAAAAAGCAGGGCGTATTAACAGGCCAGCTTGAGGGCGTGCTTGGTGTAATGCTTGGCGGTCGCCGCATCGTGATGCAAGAGAACGACCGGAAAGAGTCAGACGCTCACCCGGACTTTATCTTGAGCCTAGCCCCAGAGGACGACGGCCAGCAGGGAAATTCTGGCGGCGGAAACAACTGGTAAGCAATTGGAAGGAGCTAATCCAATGAGAGACGTAAGGTTGAGAGAAGATGAGCCCCGTATAAGCTACGGTGCAATTTTTGCTTTTGCGCTAACTGTAGGTGTTGCAGCTTACTCGTGGCTAATGAGCAATCCTCATGTGCTTCTTGAAGTACCGGGGGTGTCTCACTACGTGGGGCACGAGTACGAAAAAACAAATAAGCAAAAACGGCGAGACGCCCACGGTTTAATCAGTGAAGCCGACCGTCAAGCCATGCGCCTGATGCTGGAGGCGGCAAAATGAGCAAGCTCAGAAAGGGTGAGCTTGCTCACTGTCGACACATAATGAAGACCTTGAACGCTGTTGTTGTTGCTTCTGCCGAGCAAGCAGGAGAGCACAGCAGCAGGGTTCTTGTAGAGGACAGCGAGCTAGACAAAGAGATTGGGGAAATCTACGCTCAGACTGTCGGGGAGCTTCGCCAAGCTTTTCGGACATTAAGCATAGTGGAAGAAAAGCTTCAGCCAATAGCAAAAAGAAAACCCTCTATCTGGGGAATCCTTAGCCGTGCTTGAAAATTGGGGTATCCTTTAGCAAGGGGGAACAATGCTATTCGGAGTATTTTTATCAGTTGCGGTTAGTTCCTTGGGCTGGTGTGTTTATTGCGCCAGCTCCAAGGAGCGCTCTCTTAATAGACGCATTGCGTCAGAACTAAATCGGGCAGGGGCTTGGGATGAACATCCAAGAAATCAAAGATTCAGGTAGGCCACTCGTCTGCTCTGTGAGCGGAGGCAAGGACAGCACTGCGGTCATTCTTTACTTAAAAGAACAGGGGGTGGAAAAAACAAATCCTGTTTATTATGTTTTTGCAGATACGGGTTGGGAGCACCCTGCGGTCTACACTTATCTTGATGAGGTAATTAATCCATTGTGCGGTGGCAAGCTCAACAAGGTAACATCTAAAAAATACCCCGGCGGCATGAAAGACCTGGTTCGTAAAAAAGGGATGTTTGCTTCGCGGCAGTTTCGCTTTTGCACTTCAGAGCTGAAGGTGGTCCCTATTTTGGATTACCTATCTCAGTTTGAGAACCCGATTAACGTCGTAGGGATTCGAGCACAAGAGTCATACAAGCGCAGCAAAATGGAAGAGTGGGACGAGGGCGGCCCTATGGGCGCGGCGACATGGCGGCCACTTATTGATTTTGTAATCGATGACGTGGTTGCGATTCACGCACGGCACGGCGTGGTGCCCTGTAGCCTTTACCTGAGAGACGAGCTACCAGCTTCAAGGGTCGGCTGCTTCCCTTGCTTGCACAGCAGAAAGAAAGAAATCCGAGCAGTCGCAGAAGACCCGTTTGGTGAAAAGCGGTTAGTTCAAATTCGCAGTCTTGAAAAAGAGCTGGGCGATGCAGCAGAAGCTCGTAACCCTGACAATGTAAGGCCGACGTTTTTTCAAAGCAGAGAAGCGGGAGAATCTTACTGGCCGATTGATGAGGTAATTAACTGGAGTAAAACCGCTTGGGGCGGGAAACAGTTTGAGCTTTTTCTGCCAGCAGACCCGTCAGAACGTGGGTGCCAGATGTGGGGCCTGTGCGACATGCCCGACAAAGACGGTGAGTTTAGTCCGTAGACCCAAGCCTAACAACGTGATAGAAAGAAACCGCCTCGCCCGCAGCAACGTGAGATGTGCGAATCCCCCAAACAGATTTTTATATTTTACAACACTTAGGGCGGGGCACCAAAGCTAACATGACCAAGATGAAGACGAGCTACTGTCAAAGTTGCATCCGAACAGAAGTTACCCTGGAGTTAACTTTGGCTAACGGGAAACCCTACTGGTTATGTAAGAGGTGTATGCACCCGCTTCCAAAAGAATCCTACGACAAGCAGAAACGCAAGGCATGGGGCGCTACCAAGAATACGAATCGCGGAACTAAGAAATCTTAGCTAGACGATTACGCACCAGTGCCCACCACAAATAAAGTAATACGAGACAAGCGGGCAAGTAAGGACTATCGCGGCCACGGGTATTTGTCCCATCTTGCCATTGTCCTGCCTGCCTCGCCTCGTGTGTCTATGTGGGTAAACGTCGCATAAAGACCAAGCCCATAGGGCTCGTTGTACCTGCGGGCAATATTCTCAAGAGTTATATAGAGCCGTAACATATGCTCACCGTGCCTTTTACCTGCATCCGCATAGGTAACATCAGCAGCCAACACGCGGCC